GGGTTTTGTTGTGGTGTATTCTTTAATGCTATATTAGTTGTTTTAAAACCTGCTATATTAATATCATTTCCTGTGCCATCATAAAGAGACATTTTTAATTATACTTAATAACAATTTTTAATTTAAAAAATAAATTAAAAAAATAAAATAAAAACAAATTAAAAAATATTATTTCATAAAATACAAATTAATAATAATATAATTTATATTAATATTTTTCAAAAAAATAAAGTAAAAAATAGATTTATTTAAATTATTTATTTAAATAATCTTATTATAAATTATATTATGGGTCAAGTGCCTGACCTGATTGAAAATGCTCTTAAAAATAGACAATTATCAGAAAATTCTATTAATCTTTACAAAAGAAATTTATTAAAATTAAATGATAATAAACCTATTAAAAACTTTAACTTTTTAAGAAACAAAGAAGGTGTCATAGATAAAATTAAAAACTTAAAACCAACCACTCAAAGAAGTTATATTATATCTATATGTTCTATTTTAAGAGATAATCCAAAATTTAAAAAAATATACGATGAATATTTTATATTGTTAAAAGAATTTAATAATAATTTAAAAGTGAATACTGATAAGTCTGAAACACAAGAAAAGAACTGGATTACTCAAATAGAAGTTATAGATATTCATAAAAAACTTAAAGAAGAAGTTTTAATTTTACTAAATAAAAAAAGAAAGATAGAAAAAGAAGGATTTAATAAATTACTAAATTTTATGGTTCTTTCTTTATACACTCTTATTAGTCCAAGAAGAAATAAAGATTATTCTTTAATGAAAATATCTTCTAATGTTGAAAATGACAATTTTAATTATTTAGTTATAGATAAGAAACTAAATATGAAATTTACTTTGAATAAATATAAAACTGATAAAAAATATCATTCCATTAATATTGATATTCCTGATCCTTTAAAAGAAGTAATTATTTTATATCTTAAATATCATCCCTTGAAAAATGAATTGAAAAAACAAGAATATGATATTCCATTTTTAGTTGATGAAAAGGGTAATGCGATGAAAATTTCTACTGAAATAACTAAAATTTTGAATAAAATATTCAATAAAAAAATTAGTTCAAGTATGTTAAGAAATATATTTCTTACTGATAAATATACGGATGTTATGACTGAATTAAAAAATGATACAAAAAATATGGGTACTTCTGTTTCAGTAGCTTTGAATAATTATATAAAAGATTAATGTTTAATTTTCTTTTGATTTACGATATTCTGGTCCTGCGGCTTTCAAGGCTTCTTTATAACTTATTTTATTTTTAGAGGCGAATTCTTTAACAAACATAATCCATTTAGATGGTCCTTTAACAACTCCTCCAAATGCTCTTTTCATTTGCCCCATAGGCGACTGCCGGTCCTTTTGTTTATTAAACATATCTAAACCTTTCTGCCCTAATTCCATACCATCTTCAACAACTTCTTTGCTGAAATTCTTCCACTTGTTTGCTTTTTTGATTCTCGAGATTTTTCCGCTTTTATTCCCTGCTCCAAATGCTGTTTTTACTTGTCCCATAGGCGACTGCCGGTCCTTTTGTTTATTAAACATATCTAAACCTTTCTGCCCTAATTCCATTCCATCTTCAACAACTCCTTTACTGAAATTTTTCCACTTGTTTGCTTTTTTGAACCGCGAGATACGACCCGATTTATTACCTGCTCCAACTGCTTTTTCTATTTTTTGATATAAATTATTTTCTTTAACAAATTTAGAAGCTTGTGGAAGAGTTAATCCTTTTTCTTTCATTATTTTTTTAACAATTTCAATTCTATTATTTGAATTTCCACCTGTAATTTTCATTTCTTTTTTATAAGGTAGAGTATGAATTTCTTCTTTTTTTAAATGTAAATTATTATTTTTTCCACCTACTGTTAAAGTTGAATTACCTACTGCTAAAGTTGAAGGTTCATAAGTATTCATAGCTATGCCTGGAAGAGGATGCTTTCTTACTCTTGTGCCACCTTGTAAAATGTCGTGAGAAATATTAGTGTATGGAAACAAAGCGGCGAAACGACTATCTTGTTCTAACAATTTATTATATATCATTTCTTGATAAGCAAGGTCTTTAACAACATTATCATTAACTTTCATTATATTATATAATATTATATCATAATTTTATTATATAAAATAATTATTTATATTTGAATTAAAATTTATTATAAAACTTATTTAATTTTAATAAACCTCTATGAATTTTTTTTTTCTTAAAAACAAATTATTCATTTTATATTAAATTATTTTTTATTTTTTTATTTTCAATTGAAAAACCTTTAGGTTTTTAAAATCCCTTCGGGATTTTCACATATATTTACTCATTTTATTTACTGCACCCGAAAATTTTCCAACTTCTTCACCAATTTTTGATTGACCGCCCGAAAATCCACCACCACTATAACCCTTTCCAAAATGTTTTTTCAATACTTTTCTTAATCCAGTAGAACAAGATTCTTGAACCGAACCACCAACTAACGAATGATACGATGAACTATCAATAGCAGGTGATTGTTGTTTTGTTTCAAGCACCATATTTTTAGTAAGAAGTCCCGAGTATAGAGATGAAGAACCTTGCTGAGTAACCATTAAACCACTATTAACAACAACAACAACCATCTCAGGATTTACAACATCATATGAAAGATAGTTAGTAGCACTAAGAGTAATTTGAAGACCAAATTGTCCTAATGAACCACCACTTAAAAATGTAGGAAGATTGAAGTTATAAGCAGGTTTAACAACCAATAAAGAACCTTGAGTCGCTCGAACATTAGAAGAAGTAGTTCCACCACTCGCTTGTTCATAATTTGCTTGTCCCACAAAATCTTGATAAGATTGTTTAGAACCATTTGATTTTGATAAATTATATAATTCTTCTTTGGAACAACTTGCGAGAATACCACTTTGATTATTAAAACTAATAGTAGCACTTTGAATTGAAAAATAACCAGTTTGTCTTTTGTATTGTCCGCCATCAGCAGAATCATAAGAACGAGGGGGTCTTACAAATATAAGAATAGTATCAGGAATTTGATTGAGTTGAATAATAGAAAAAGTAAAAGTTGTAGTACTACCATTAACGGGTGTACCAGAATGAGTAGTAACAAAACGAGGATAATCTTGAATGGCGAGAACATTACGATTATTAATGCGACTATATTGTTCGGGTTGAAGAGTTAATAAATTCATTAGTAATTTAGGTTCAGAAAAGGCAGGAGCACCACCGAATCCAAGAGATACAGCATAATTATAAGGTTTAGATGTTTTAAATAAACCACCTAAATTAGAACGAATATTACAAATAATATTCATATTATTGATACCTAATAAACAAGCATCATCCTGCGATTTAGTTAATCCAGCAAAAGGAGATAAGAACAATAGAGGCTCAGTTAAAGAAACGGTTATTGATATTTTGAATGTATTACCATCCGTCGCGCACAAAGCACTATTACTTACAAAAACCCCATCAACAGTCTTTTGTTCTATTAAAATAGATTTAGGAACAATCACGCCTCGTGGCATAATTGTTGAATCATAATTTACAGCACCCATACCAGCGAGAGGATTAGAAGCATACGCTTCACAACCTTCAAGAGTTGAAAAATTTTGATCTAAATAAGAGGCAGTTAGTAAATTATATTTAGATACTTCTTTTTGGTCACAAAGTCTCAGTAGAGGTCCCATTATATCTTCAATAGGCGACGAAACCGAAACATTATTAATGGTTGCTTGAACTTGACTAAATAAACCATTTAGAGGAAACTGTCCCAGTCCATCAGTCTTACCCCATTCAAAAACAGGAACAGTAGCACTAACAGGAGCACCAGTGATATTAACTTCAAAGTTTAAATCAGTTTGTATTAAAATTCGTCTATCAATAGCAATATTTTCACTTGGAACATTTACATTAAAAGTAATACTGCTATTAGAACTATTAATACTTCTAAAAGGTTGATAAGTAGATTGAGCGGCCGAGCTTTCAACAGCAATATCTATTTTATCAGTAATATCATTTATTCTAGAGTCTAAAACTAATTTTGGCTGGAATTCATTCATATTAAATATTTATGTTTTATAATTAGAAAAAAATATTTTATTAATTAAATGATATTTTAACAAAAAAATATGTTAATTAAAATTGAAAATTAAAATTAAATTGTATTAATTAATTTTAATCATCATTATTTAATTTTATACTTAAAGAAACCTTTATTGATTTTTTTTTTATTATTAATTTTTTATTATATATTATTGTTTTTATGATTATAAAAATATTCATTAAAATATTTTTAAAATTAAAATTAAATTTGTTTATTTATCATTATGAATTTTAATTATTGATTTTTTATTATATATTATTATTATTAATTTAATTACTTTTTTTATAAATTTTTTATTAATTTTTTATGTTTGTATCTTTTTCTCAAAAATTAATTTTAAACTGCACGAAGAACCCGAAGATAACTTGAATTCATTCAAAATTCCATTTTTATCTTGATAATATACTTGAATATCTATATCTTTTAAAGCAGAACCACCGATCATATCAATATATCTATATTGACTTGAAGGAGTATAAACTAAATAAGGTTTATAACTATCTACTGCAACTAAATCAGTTATAATTTTTCTTGTATTAGGTTCAATACTATTAGGAGATATAATTGTACCTTCTCTAATCAAAACAGGAGAGCTTGAAATGGAAGGATGAATCGGAAGAGTTGAACTCGTAAAAACAATAGAACTAATTGGAGACCATAAATATAATGTGCTATATTCACCATAAACCATTAATGAACTAGTTGAAATTGTGTTATCAGTTTGAATAGAAGTGGTTGAAAATCCTTTAAAATTATTTGTTTCTATTCTATAATTTAATCCATTATTAATTGAATGTGATACATTAACAGCAGGAAAACTTGAAAATAATTGATATAAACTTTTATTCATATAAATCTCCCAAAATCCAAATTCTTCTTCTGATCCAGTATCATAATTATCCTTAGGGGCAGATAAAACGAATAATTGAGAGGCAGTATCAAATAAAAGGGTAGGAGAATTACTAATCCCTAATGTTGTTCTAGCAGTTTCAAAGGCATCATTTATTAATTTTAAAAACCAACTATAATTATAACAATTATAATAACCAGTTGAATTATCTTGTAATCCAGAAGTATTAGAAAGTGGAGCTTTAGGAGTGGTTTTTGTTATATCTTGTGGAGTCCATTCTATATATTCTTGATGAATTTCATTTGAATTATAAACACCATTAACAGGAGAAGCAATACTTCTTTTAAGAGTAATACTATATATAGTTAAGTTAGGGTCATCCGTATATTGAATAGTTGGTCTAAATAAAGGTAAGGCAGGAGTTTCAATCATAAATCTTATAATACTAAATTTATAATCTTGTGGATTTTCTATAAGTGTTTGATTTCTTTGTTCTGAAAATTGACATAAAATAGGTTCGCTATCATTATTTTCTAAATTAGTTTGTAGTAAATCATAATATATTTGATTAGGTTTTGACATTCTTATTAATATAAAATAAGATTATATTTTAAAAATCAATAAAAAACAAAATAATAATAATAATAATAAAAATAATAATAAAAATAATAATAATAATAATAATTAAAATTTTATGTTAATAATGTCACTATCTCATCATAATTATATCCAGTTCTTCTTTTTTCTTTATCCATCCATAATTGAAATTCTTTTAATGAATAACCTTGTATAAATTTTGATAAAAATACTATGCACCATCTTCCGCAAGTATTAATATTATTATCCATTTTTTGAAATTTCTTTTTATTATAATCTAATGTATAAGAACCTTTTTTCAATCCTTTAAACAATCCAGAAAAATCAGTTTTTTCTTGTCCTAACAATTCATTCATTTTTTTAGAAATAAAATTTAAATTTTGAAAAGGATTATATCCATAACTATCAAAAAAAATAAAAATATCATTTCTTCTTGTTAAACAAACCCAGTGACCCGTTCTAGGTTTTTGCTCTATTAATATTATTCTATAATCTTCCCATTCAGGCAGTAATTGATAAATATCATTATAATTTTCTAAATCAGAAAACTTTACAACCTTTTTATCTAAATGTTGAATATATTTTCCAAAATCTTCATTACTTAATAATACTTTCATTTTTTCATTTAACTCATCTCTTGAAAACATACTATTATATTAAATACATATATTATTTTTATATTTTTGAAATAAATTAAAATATAATACTATATTTATTTTAATTATTACATTTTTTTATTTACATTTTATGTTTTTTAAATATATTTGATGTTTATCACTTTTGAAGTGATTGTTATGATTACTTGGCCTATCAATAAAGATAGATCCACAACCACAATAAAATTTATTATGTTTAATTTCTTCATACTTATTCATAATTTTATGTATAAGATTTTGTCTATGTTTTAAAGATAGTTCATCAATTTTTTCTTTGTTTTTATCTCTGTATTCTTTTTGACTAAAACTTATATGTTCTTTATTTTCTTTGTAATATTCTTGACTAACTTCTTTATTTTCACTATACCATTTTCTTGATTTTTCTATTTGTTGTTCTCTAGTCTTTGAATAATATTCTTTTAAATATTCTGTTTGTTCTTCGGGTGATGTGTAAGCTTTTATTGAATTCATAGTTGTTTTAAATTCTCTCATTACTTTATCTTCTTCTTTACACGCTTCTAATTTTGAATTACAAGGAAACTTATGAATAATAACCATAGAAAACATATCCCAACCACCATTACTTCTAATCATTTCGTATAACTTTAAATTATATCCATTAACATTCTTATTAATACAGCATTGTTTATGAGAGTATTGTCTTCTTATAAAATCGGTTGTATGCCCGACATACAAAAGTTCTTCATTATCTAAATGTTGAATTTTATAAATGAGGCATTTCTGAAAATTAACTTGATGTTTTGGCATCTTATGATATCTTATAATACTATATGATATCATCTTTATATACTTTTTAATAAGAAATTAGATTTTTATAGTATATAATCTATATATTACTATTAGATTTATAAAGAGATAAAACAATCTATATAAATTTATAAATTAAACTTTTTATATTATAAAATTAATGTAAATTTACATTATTTTATTAAATGTAAATAAAAAAATCAATTAATTTAAATATAATATATATTATAAACTATCATTAGATGTTAATATAAATGACAATCTATATTTTCCATTATCATCAATTAAATTTTGAGTGCTTACTATTTCAACAACGAGATTACCTGCCGACGGTGCTGTTGCTTTAATTGAAACAATAGAATATAAACCAGAAACTGCTACCGAATTTTGTAAAATGGTTGGACTTTCATTTGTATTAAATGGATAATGAATTAAATTAAAAATAATTGAATGATTGGTTGTTGTTGCCTTTGAGGTATATGCTATGCTTTGTAAAGTATAAGAAAAAGGTAGTGGTAATCCATAATTTAAATCACTTTGATTTCCCATTCCAAAACAAAAAGGATAAGTTCCAACTTCTAAAATTCCTTCTGCTTCTGCGGTTGAAATAAAACCAATTTTTGCTATATCGTTTGCTCTTGCCACTGCTTCTGCTTTAACTGCGTTGTCTCTTGCCGTTGCTTCTGCTTGTATGGCCGCCCCTCTTACTGTCGCTTCTGCTTGTATTGCTAATTGTCGAGCTCCTGTTTCTGCTGTTATTGCCGCTTGTCGATTAACTGTTTCAACTGCTATTGCCGCGTTTCTCGCCCCCGCTTCGGCCACATCTCCTGCTTGTCTTAATGTCGCTTCTGCTCCTATTCCTGCCGTTCTTGCTATCGCTTCAACGGCTATGGCCGCAGTTCGTGCGGTTGCTTCGGCCGCGTCTCCTGCTACTCTTGATGCCCCTTCTCCTGAAATTGCTAATCCTCTATTAAATATTTCACCGTCAATTCTTCCTCCTAAACTAGAATCGGCGGATGATCTTGAACTTGCTTCACTACTAATTGAACCTTGAACCCCAGATATTGCACTTGCTCGTGTTGATATTTCACTTACTAAACCACTTCTATTTAATTCTATTTGTTCTATGGTTGAAATTATGCCATCACTTCCATCTTCTAAGGTTGCGTTAAAAGTATTAATTCGTTCTTGTAATGCTGTTGCACTTGTTTCTAAATTTGAAATAGAAGATGCCTGAGAGTCGTGTTTATCTATAAGGTCTTGAATACTACCTTCACCTGTCCCTTCTAAATTTGTTTTAAAAGTTTCTAAAATAACAACCCGAGCGTCATTGCTGATTGTATAAGCTGTTAATTCATTATCAATTTCTTTTATATTATTTCTTAAACTTAAACCTGATGAAAACATAATTATTTATATTATATTAACACAATATTTTTTATAATTTTTTATTTAATTTATATAAGTTCAAAAGATGGAATTATTATATTTACTAATTATATATAATAAATCTAAAAATGATTAAACCACAATCTTATTTCCAATCTCGTGTTAATTCTGGAAAGATGAATGAAGAATTTTATAAACCCATAATTGAAAAAGATATTAAGGAACAATTAAAATATAATAATACTTTTAATTTATTTGATTTTGAAAATGATACTTTTAAAATTGAATTAAAAACGCGTGAAGTTGAAAGATTAAAATATAAAACAACAATTGTAGGATATGATAAAATAGAAAAAGGTTTAGAATATATTCAAGAAGGATTAAGGGTTATTTTTTACTTTGGGTTCAAAGAATCGGGTTTGTATAAATTTGAATTAAATAATGAAAATTATAAAGAATTAAAATTAAGTAATATCGGGTGCAGGTTTCGTGAATCAAAAAAAATGCATATTGAAATTCCTGTTCAAATTCTTGAATTTGTTTCTTTAGACTGTCCCTTACAAGGTGAATACACTGAAAAAGTTAATAAACTTTTAAAAAAGTAGTTTGAATACCCTTTCGGGGTTTAAAAAAGGCGAAGCCTTTTTTTACAATTCATTTTCTTCATTAAAAATATTAAGATTGTTGTTGTTACTAATAATAGGATTGTTATCATTGCTATTATTTGTTAATATTGTTTCGTCATCACTTGATATTAATAATTTTGGGTCAATTATTAATAATTGGTCTTTTTTATTTAATGGGTTGATGATTGCTGAATTTTCAATTAATTTTATATACAAAGAATATATTCTATTTAGATAAATTATTCCATCTGTTCCTCTATCTTGTGTAGGTAATGATAATGTTTTATATAATTCTAATGCTAATGTTTTGAATTTAATTGAAAGGTCTTGTTCTTGTGTTGAATTCTCCGTTATTTTCATAAACAGTTTAATGCTTGTTAATATTGTTATAACCATAGATATAGAACAAGTTATAATTGAAATATATTCTTGATTAAGAAAAATATCACTTCCAACACTAAAACTTCCACTAAAAACACTTAATATAATGGTAGGGATTTCAAAATAAGCACTCGCCCCTTTATAATATAAATGGTTTTTTATATGTCTATTTGTTAATTGAATACAACTTAATCTTATTTTGTCTAATAAACTATCAATTGCAGGAGTCCAATTATTCATAATAATATATATAATTAGTTTTCATTTTTATTTTCATCAATAAAACGAAAATCCCGAAGGGATTTTAAAAACATAAAGGTTTTTCAAATATTAAAAAAAATATAAGTTTATATATTAAATAAAAAATCTAATTTTTATATAAATGGAAAATAAAATTTATAATAATGACTGTTTTAATATCTTTGATAAAATAGAAAATAAAGTAATTGATTTAGTTTTAGTGGATTTACCATACGGGCAGACTCATTGTGATTGGGATATTTGTATAGATTTAAAAGAAATGTGGAAGAGTTTAAAAAGAATTTGTAAAGATAAATGTCAATTTGTTTTTTTTACAACAACAAGATTTGGATATAAATTAATTGAAAGTAATCCTAAATGGTTTAGATATGATTTAGTATGGGAGAAATATATTGCCGTTGGTTTTTTAAATGCAAATAAAATGCCGTTAAGATCTCACGAAATGATTTATATTTTTAGTAGTCAAAATACTGATGATATTGAATTATCAAGAAATATAGAAATGAGAGAATATGCTAAAAATGTTCTAAAATATATAAATAAACCTTATACCGAAATTCAAAAAGAATTTGGAAATGGCAGAGTATCAAGATTTTTACAAAGACATTCAACCTCTCAATTTTCATTACCAACCGAAAAAACATATAACGAATTAATAGAAAAATATAATATTGATAAAATGGAAGGATATTTAACATTTGATAATTTAAAAAAATACGAGAGAAAAGAAATAACAAAAATATATAATCCACAAAAAACACCAGGAAAACCTTGGAAAGTTAAAGAACATAATTTAAGAGATATTGGTGTTTATGGAAGCAAGAGACTACCAGCACACGAAAACATAACAGGAGATAGACATCCAAAATCAGTTTTAAAATATCATCAATCAAGTGAAAAATTACACCCAACACAAAAACCACTTGAATTATGCGAATGGTTAATAAAAACTTATTCTAATGAAGGGGATTTAGTTTTTGATTTTTGTATGGGTTCGGGAACAAGTATTTTAGCATCAATAAATACAAATAGAAAATATATAGGTATAGAAAAAGATAAAGAAATTTATGAAACAGCAAAAAAAAGATTAAATTTATTAGTATAAATTTTATTTAATTTATTATAATATTATATAAATGAAAGATAAATTAAAAGGATCTGGTCTAAAGGTAGGTCAAATTAAAGATTTTTTAAATGCAAGTTATGAAGAAAATCCACCTAATCAATTAGGAGAATATCAATTAGATATAGAATTAACTAATTTATATGTTAAAGTATATTTTAGTATATCTAATAGAAAAGTTATTATTATACATCGTGGCACAAAAGAAGCATCGGATTGGTTAAATAATTTAACTTATGGATTGAATAGTAACGCATATAATTTTACAACAAGGTTTAAAGTTTCAAAGAATACTCAAAATAAAGCACAAAAAAAATATAAAGGTTATAAATTTGAGACTCTTGGTCACTCGCAGGGGGGTCTTTTAACTCACAAGTTAGGCACTAATTCTTTATCAAGTATTCAATTAAACCCAGCATATAAAGGAGAAAGTCAAGGTCAAAATGAATATATAATAAGGTCATCATTAGATCCAGTTTCAATTCTAAAAGCACCGAGAACCGCAATAAATAATGTTCTTTATCCTGAATGGAGTAAAAATCATAATATTACAATTCAAGCAAAAACTTCTAACCCATTAAAAGAGCATAGTATTGAAATATTAGAAAGACTTCCACAAGATAAATTTATTGGTAGAGCAGGTAATATTAAAAAAAAAATATATCAAATTGAAAGTGAATTTCCATTTGATTAATTGTTAAAAAAAAAATATATCAAATTGAAAGTGAATTTCCATTTGATTAATTATTATAATATTATAATTATTATTTATTTGAAAAACCTTTATGTTTTAAAATCCCTTCGGGATTTTCATTCTTATTAGTATTATTATTATTATTATTATCCTTTTTTATTAAGACAAGAATACATTTTTTTTGTATAAATACTATTTTCTGCTTTTAAAAGATTTCTTTTATGTATTACTTCATATTTATTAGTTGATTCTTTAAATTTCATATTAAAATATGTTTCATTAATATTATTACTTTTTTTTCTTTTAACTTCTTTGATACAATTATTCGAATATTTACAAATATCATAAAAACTTTTAATATCATAAATTTTAAACCACATAAAACATTTTGAAATTTTTGTAATATGGACTATTTGTCCTTCATCTTGAAAACAATAAAACCCTAATTTATTAAATTCAACCTTTGGAAGAGGGATGAAAGTGAAAATATAACTCCATACATCATCAGGAATATAAACATCCACCATCTTGAATATGTTTAATTATCTTTATATATATATATTAATAAATCTTTAAATAGTTTTAATTTATATATATATAAATATAAATTGAAATTATTTATTATTATTATTATTATTGTCCTATTTATAATTTATCAAATTCTTTAAGTTATCAAAGTAAATACTATTTTCTGGCGATGTTAAGTAGCATTTCAAAATATTTTTTTTATTTATTCTCCTTTCTTTAATGATTGTTGTTAAATATTTGTTGGAATGATATTCATCCTCTTTCTTCATAATATGTAAAGAACACCATATAAAGCATTTCGTAATTTTTGTAATACGCACAATTTCATTATTAATTAAATAAAAACCTACTTTATTAAATTCAATCTTTGGAAGAGGGATGAAAGTTAAAATATAACTCCAAACATCATCAGGAATATAAACATCCGCCATCTTGAATATATATTTATCTTTATATATATATATATATTAATAAATCTTTAAATAGTTTTAATTTATATATATATAAATTTAAATTATTTAAAAAAACTTCTTTGAAAATTAAAAATATACCCTTTGCCACCAAAACGCCACCTTTTTAAAAGGAAATATAAGGAAACGGCGCCAACCGCCACCGTTTTATAAAAATCCTCTTATGAAGAAGAAATATGAAATAGTTTTATAAATTAGGTGGCGGTCGCGCCGTTTGGTGGCGGTCCTTTCTTTGTCCTTTTAATCTTTTTTAAAATATAAACATCAATAATAAAAATCAATAATAAAAAATACTTAAAAAATTAAATCTATATATATATATATATATAAATAACTTTGTAAGAATGAATGAATTAACCGAAGAGCAAAAAGAAAAAGCATTAAAACGATTTATATATTGTCAAGAGTATTATAAAAAATATCAAAAAGAACACAAAAATGATTGTCTTAAAAATACAAATAAATATATTAATAAAATTAAAACAAATCCAGAAAAATTAGAAGAATATAAAAACAAAAAAAAAGAATATTATGAAAGAGTTGGAAAGGAAAGATATGAAAAGAAAAAGGCGTTGTCTTTAAAAGAACAGAATTAAATTAACAATAAATAACAAAATTTTAAAATATTATTATAATAATTTTATAAAAATTATCCTAAAAATATTTTTGAAAAACAAGGATTACTTTTTTTTAAATTAAGGATTACTTTTTTCAAAATAAAAGTATATAAAGAAAATAAAACTTAAAGAAATAATTTTATATATAAGTATATAAA